CGTGCTTTAGATAAGGCTGCAGCAGATTCAAATGCTACAACGCTTAAAGCACAACTAGATACAGCAACATCTAAGGTCGTATCAGAAAAGGCAGCAGCAGATCTTGCTAAGGCTACATACAACGCGGAATATAATGCGCTTGCAACTAAGTGGAACAAGAAGTTCCCTAAGCTAAAGGTAGCATTAAAGAAGTAAATAACTTCAATTAAAGGGGCAGGACTTAGGTCTTGCCCCTTTAATATTTAAATGATAGAATTGGAATATGGAATCAACTAAAAGAAGTTTTTATAAAACAATATCGTGGCACCTATTGCATATTTTCATGGTAATGTTGGTTGCATTTATTGTAACTGGCAGCTTTAAATTAGCTGCTATTTTAGCCTCAGCTGAATTTTTTTGGGAATCATTTGCTTACTTTTTACATGAAAGAGTATGGGCTAAATTTGGGAACAAGGTTAAATAATGGGCAAACACCTAGATAAAATGCAAAGAGCCCTTGCTCAAAGACAATCTGCAACATATTCAAGTGGAGAAAAAAAGCCAGGATCAATGAATATTAAAAAGACTGGCTATCGGGGACAGAAAGCAAAAGGTTCAAAGTAAATAATGCCCCATCCCATTTGTGAGATTAAAGATTGTCAAGAGAATTCTAAGTATATAACAACTGAAGGATCTAAAATGATAAAAATCTGTAAAGAACATTATAATGAAAAGTATAAAAATTGAAAAAAGAAGATTTTAAAGAGCAAACAAAACTAGCAATAGAGTTAGATAAAGCATACAAAAAAGATATAGAAGAAAATAATCCTATATCTGGCCACTGGGTTTCAGCAACATTTATTTGCCCAGATTGCTTGACTCAAATTAATATTAAAACAAGACTTAAGTTTGATGGGCCATTTAGAATTTCTTGTCCTTGTAAGTATTCTGGTATGCATAGAGCAACGGCATGGGAACAGATAGAGGAGCAGTTATGATAGATCAAGATAGACCTTTCCTGGAGGACCCAGAGAGATATTATTTTAAAGAAGTAAAAACTTATTTTGACAAAATACATGTTGTAGAAAACTTTATATCTCCACATACCGCAAGAATGCTTACTTCTATACAAAATCAGTACTTGACTGTTACTCCACATAACCAGTATATCTCTGGAGGATTGTCTGGCAATGCTGTTACTCCTTATGAATATGTTTCTAAATATACCAACGATCCAGCGTATGATTTAAGCTTAGACCTATTTCAGATGATAGCAGTATCAATGGTAAAAGCGGTATCTGATTTTTATGGAACCCCATTTGTTGCAAAAAGTATGTTTTATAGTAATATGAAGCCAGGGGCTGAAAATAAATTGCATATGGATAATCATTATGTAGATTCTGGCGGGGATTTAAAAATTAGAGAGCATGAGTATGAGGACAGGGCAGCCCTTCTTTATTTAAACGAAGATTATACAGGGGGCGAGCTGTTTTTCCCTTTTCAAGATTTTGAAATTAAGCCAAAAACAGGAAGCCTTATATTTTTTGAAGGAGATTATAGCCTTCCTCACGGAGTTAAAAAAGTAGAGTCTGGCGAAAGAATGAATATGATTTCATTTTTATATCATGAAAAAGATAAAATGAGGCCTAGAGTTAGGCCGATGTATGAGACTGAAGTCGAGATAACAAAATCAATGCTTCAAGAGTCAGTAGCAAAAGGTATATCTGAAGACAATAAATCAGACAGCGGAGTAAAGCCATGGTATGGCTGGGAAAATAGCAACGAGTAGGTCCTAATCAACTAAATGCTATAATAGACTGATGAACGGAATACTAGTCCCGTTTAAATAAATAACCTATAGGAGTACAAAATGACAGACGGATTGAATTTAACAGGATTTAATGAAGTAAAGCCAGCAGTACAGCACACAATCGGAGAGCAGTATGCTGCCGACCCATCAGCAGCATTCCCTGCATCAGATGTATCTAACCAGCCATCAGCACAAGGCCCAAAGTAAAAATGGATCTATTTGATAAAGAAGAAGTTGCTGCACCATCAGTTGAGGCAGCAATTCAAACAGTTGTAGCGCAAGTAGCTACACCACCTGCGGCACCAGCTAAGTCTAGCGTAGAGTGCACAAGAGACACAAGAGGCGAAGCTGACTGTGATGTTAAAGATTGTGAGAACTGTAACTAATGTGTATTGAATGCGGATGCGAATCAGTAGGAAGTCAAACAGGATTAACTTCAGTTTCTATTATAGACATGTCAACACAAGGTAATGTAGGATTAAACCAAGAAGGATCTTCTGGATCTCTTCCTATTTCTGGTGCAGACGAATCAGACAACTTAATAGTAAATATGTAATGATAGATAGAATTAAAAAAGAAGACGGTACTGGCATGGTGCCACCAGCTAATGCTGGTGCGCCTGCTGGTGCTATTACAAGCAGAGAAACACCTAAAAGATATCCTAGACAAGGCGTCAAAATTGATACAAATAAACATGGGATACGAAGAGAGACTAGCTTAATTCCTAAGCCTCCAAAGAAAAGCGGCAGAAAGAAAGTTTAGTTGTGTGCAAACATTGCGGTAACTGTTCAAAAGAACACCCTACATCATTAGATGATGCTGTAGATATTGTATTAGATTCGGTAGTAATATGAAAACAGTAGGAGAAAAATTAGGCAACTTTGCCGTAACTGGCGTAAAGCCTGGAGCATTGTCTTACGAAGACAGCTCATTTGAAGTTTTAACACAAGATTCGTTCCCAGGAAAATGGAAGATTATTGCTTTTTATCCAAAAGACTTTACTTTTGTATGCCCAACAGAAATTGTTGCATACGATGCTTTGGTAAACGATTTTAATGACAGAGACGCAGTCCTTATGACTGGATCTGTTGATAATGAATTCTGTAAGATTGCTTGGAGAAATGCTCACGATGATCTTAAGAAGACAAACTCTTGGTCATTTGCAGACACAGCACATGCACTAGCAAATGATCTTGGGATTCATCACTCATCTGGGGTTACATACCGTGCAACATTTATAGTAGATCCAGACAACATCATTCAGCACGTAACATGCAATAACTTAGATGTAGGCCGTAACGCTGGAGAAGCGCTGCGAGTTTTGGACGCTCTTCAAACTGGAGAGCTGTGTGCATGTAATAGACCACTAGGTGGAGAAACACTATAATGTCTTGGGTCGGTCAGCTAAACGAAAACCTTCCAGAGTACGCTAAAGATATAAGGCTCAACCTTGATGCTGTAATTAATAGATCGTCTATAGATCCAGAGCATGCATTGTATCTTTCAATTGCTGCTGCTTTTTCTACTGGCAACTCTAAACTTCTTTCTTTTATTGTTGCAAACGCAACAGATGAAGTTGAGAAAAATGCAGCACTTACCGCTGGCGCCATAATGGCGCAAAACAATGTATGGTACCCGTTTATCGAAATGGCGGAAGACCCTAACCTTAAAGGACTACCAGCGCAGCTTAGAATGAATGCTATAGCAACGCATGGTGGGACTACAAAAGCAAAGTTTGAAGCATATTCATTAGCATCATCTATTGTAGGTAAGTGTCATTTCTGTGTTAAAGCACACTATGAAACACTCAAAGAAGAGGGATACACCGTAGAGCAGCTAAGAGACATTGGCAGAATTTCTGCAACGATAAATGCTTTATCAAAGATATTATCAGCATAATGGCAACAAAATATCCAGTAGCAGTAATGTGTCAATGTGGAAGATCTTTATCGTTTCCAATTTGCGATGGATCACACGGCAGGCCTCCAGTCGAGCCACCTCCTTGGGAACAAGAAAAACAAGATGATCAAACATTACCTGAATAGAATTAAATGTTATTTTAAAGGTCATCATTTAATAGAAGCAGGTGCTTGCCCTTATACTGGATCTGTTTATGATTACTGTGACAAATGTGAAATGATGTTGCCAAGGGAATTAGCAGTTTAAATAAGATATAATAGTATATGTATGAGAAAATTATTAAACAATGTGTACACCTTTTTACCTAAAATGTATCAAGGTGCCGAAGTGCATGAATTTAAAGATGCTGTTAACCTAACAATACATACAAAAGCTCCTAGCAAGTGGCTTCTTGTTGACTTAGAAACTGGCCAGGAGTATATTGGACTTGATGTACCTACTAAATGGGGAAGATGGAGGAGAATTAAAGATAGATATGAACACGAATGATGTTAATAAACCATATGATGACAAATGTCACTACTGCAATGACCCTGGAATTTACTGGGATCAAGTTGGAGCAACAATGATTTCTGTATGTAAAAAGCACATGCAAAATTATTACTCTGCTTAACTTTACGGGGGAATTCTTATGATCCTTTATTTAATTATATGCCTATCCGTAACAATAGTGACAATAATTGCTTTTATTAAAGAGTATAAGAAACTAAGAGGCAATAAGTAGTTGGCTAAAGCTTGGGAAGACAAGTCCCAATGGCTTACACATTGTTCAATATGCTTTTGTGCGGTCACATACCAGCTAATGGATTTTCATTTACAGTATCATGAACAAATTGATCCAAATAGTGCGAAATTTCGGCGGTAGAGACCATTGACGGCACCCGTCAGATATAGTATACTAAAGATATGAAAAAAAATAATGTGGCAAAATCCCAGTGGGGAATAAAACGACAAAAGAAAAATTTAAAAAGGCTTGCATCTAAGCCTCAATTTAGTGCATTTGAAAGAAAGCAGACTTTAATTATGGAGCAGATAAAAAGTGCTTGATTGGTTAGTTAATCGAATATTTAGGTGGGACTCATTGAGACACGCTATTTTTGATGAAGTAAGGTTATATCAATCTGTAGATAGATCCCTATGGGAATATGAAAAAGAAGGACCAACTAACCTAACATGGTCCGAAGGCGATAGGTGGTACGGGTGGACATACAATAGTAACGCCAAGCGTTATTATTTTGATGATATCGGTAATGAATCATTGATGGGTCTATGGGAAGATCAGTGGCTAAGAGAAGCAGATGACAATAAAGCTTAATGCTTTTTGTGTACCTTGTAATAAGAGTGTAGAAGGCAGATTAACTGCCATAGTAGTACTAGAGTCAGGTAACTGGCTACACGTTGGCAAATGCCCACAGTGTTGCTACGAGATTAAGCGAATTATTCCGAAGAATATTTTAGGTTCGCATAACGGGAGTACTCCAGGTTCCGCATCTGATAACCAAAGTCCAACTCCTTCACCCGAAGCTTTAAATTAATTAAATGATATACTTGTTTTGATGTAAAGGGAGATATAAATGAAACCACAAATAATTGAAAATTTTATTAGCAAGGAAACTTGTGATTATATAAATTCTTATATGAAAGAATCTAATTTACTAGATACAGACGGTAAATGTATAATTCATGTAAACGAAAATAGCGGATCTAATGCTGTTTGCATGGGCTGGACCCCAGAAATTTTTTCCTTATTAAATTCTTTTAAAAATGAAGAAATGCAAGATTCTTTAATATATGATTTATTTAATTTAATTGGTAAGAGTATGTGTAGGGTATTTGGATTTATGGATTCAGAAATAATATACGAAACTTCGCATTACAAATGTTTTGGTGTAGAAAAAATTGGCGCAGGCTTTGGCTCTGATAAAATTGGTGAAAATGGTCAAAATGGACATTGTGACCATTGGGGCGAGGGTGGCAAAATATATACAGCAATCTTATATTTGAACGATCAGTATGAAGGTGGAAGTATTACCTTTTATGACAATAATCTCACCTTTGATGAAAAGCTAGAATTAAATAATCCAACATCGTACAATCCAAAAACTGGTTCTTTAGTATTTTTTGATGGATATACCCAGCATTCAGTTGAAAATGTTGTTTCTGGAGAAAGAGCTAGTTTTATTGTACATATTCGCCATAAAGAAATGGTATAATAAGTCTATGGATAATAACGAGAAGGTGGACGAATGACAAAGAAAAAGATAAAGCTTCCACTTAAACTATGGAAAAATCCAATTAGATACATCAAGTTTCATAGAGCATTAAATAAGATAAAGAAAACAATGTAATGGCATACTCTAGATTCTTTGACTCAGACATATACATATATGCCCACGTTGGAGGATACATAGAGTGTTGTGCATGTTGGCTAAATGAGAACTTAGATGAATATTCATTATTTGGACTATCTGAAAAGATAACTAACGATGATCAGTTGATCGAACATATTAGACAGCATAAATCTTTAGGGCATGATATACCAGATGATTTGGAAGAAGAGATATTGTCAGATCCAGATAGGTATGATATTTTAATTGACTAGAACTACATGAATATAGTATAATTACTATATGAAGACAGGCAACGGAAGAGTTAAG